TTGATATATCAATTCATCGAAATAATATTGTTGCCCTGACTTATAACAAGCTACTAAAGCTGTAGGGTCATTTGAATATCCCCAGTCTAAAGAATAAGCAATCAATTCAGCATCCTTAGGAATAGAAGGAGCAATGGACCAATTTTCAAAGACCGTACCTTGTAACGTACCTATTTGCCCTAAGCCATAAACCTTATACCAATTCTCCCAGTACTTACTTGTTTTAGCTTTTTCTTTTGCTTTCTCAATTTCACGAACTATTGATTTATCTAATGCTTCATTATCTAAGTAGGTAAGTATTACCATTTCGGAATCAACATCATTAATTAATTCTTTATCCACCCAAAACTCCGAAACAGGATTGTAATCTAAATAAATAAACTTTCGTGTTCTTATGGCTAATTGATAGTAGGCCTCCCAAGTTATGTTATTACACTCGTTTACAAATAATACATCACGTCTTGCACCCCTTAGTTTACTTTCACTATCTGCACTAAAGAACTCAATATAAGAACCATTTTGAAACGTATAAATTAAACTTGACTTGTTGAAACTTGCATCGTTATACAAACCGACTAAGTCCATTATTTTTAAAAAGTCTCTTAATGCCCCCCTCTTTAAATGTGGAATGGTTTCAGCAACTATACTTATTTCGCTATTAGGTTCGTTGTAAGCGTGAGTAATTAGAAAGGGTATAATACTAAATGTCTTGGAAGCTGAAGTACCTCCACGAACAATTCTAACCCTTTTTTTGAGTTTAAATATCTTCCGCTGAGCTGTCGTCTTTATCAACATTCAAATCTATTCCAGGGAATATAGGATATTCAGTTATTGTTTGATTTACTGTTTGAGTAGGTACTCCATGAACTCTACTTATTAAAGTTTCTAAAGAATATAAACTGCCTTTACTTAATGATTTGTTTAAAGCATTAGCAACTGTACGTTCTAAGATAGTGCAATTTTCATCTTTAAATATTTCGCTTAGTTCCGATAAAGTCATACCCATCATATTTTGAACAGTTTGATTTATATCTTGTTTGCTATAACCAATATCTTTTAATTGACAAACAAATTTACGGGGTCGCCCGTTTGGGTTACCGCTTTGACCTTTTTGCCAACTGAATTGTAATATATCTTCTTTACTCATTTTATTTTTTAAACCATTGATTATAAATTTCAGTTGCAATTTGTGCCGTCATTACTGGAGGAACTGACATACCAATTAAATACTTAGCTTTTATTTTTTTAAAATTATAGTCCATTGGATAGCTTCCGCAAAGTATGTAATCGCTATCGGAGTAATCACTATTATCTGCACCTCTAAACATAAATGGAGCTCCCGAAGTAATTGTTTGAGTTACATCTTTGTCATCTGTTATTAAAATAGTAAAGCCGCTAAGTTTATTATACAACCTCATATTAATATCTCCGATTGATTTATCAGAACTTATTCTTTTTAGCATTAACTGACCACATTGTGTTTGTAATACATTTCTTCCTATTTCACTTCTAACTTCTCCAAAAATTATTGCTTTCTCACTAAACTCTAATTCTAATTTTCGAAAGTTTAAATCATTTCTTTGACAAATAAAAAATACACGTTCACGTTTTTGAGGCACGCCCATTGATGCAGCATTCAGTAAAAATAATTGAACTTTATATCCTGCATCTTCAAATTCTTTTTTAATCCTATGTACATAAGCTTTTGCATTTCCTTGAATTAATCCTTTTACATTTTCAGCAATAACAACTTTTGGCTGTAACTTTTTTGCAAGTGCTATGTAATCAAAAAATAAATCGTCTAATCTTTGTTCAGCTTGCCCCTCTCTAAATACTTTTGTTTTGCCCCAGTCCTTTTCTCTATTGCCAGCCATACTAAAACTTGAACAAGGCGGAGACCCATCTAAAATATCTAAATTATATAAGTCTTCAGGAAAATCAGTACGCTTTGCAAATTCTCTAATATCTTCAATAAATAAATATTTAGGATTGTGATTAGTTTTATAAACATCTGCTATTGGTGGGTCAATTTCAACTCCGCCTAAATGTTCAAACCCTGCTAACTTATAACCCATAGTAGAACCGCCACCACAAATGAAAGTACCGAATACTTTTAATCCATTGCTTTCAGGATAGCCGTCTTTTAAATACCACTTATAATTAAATTTATGTTTACTCATTACCTAATAATTTCCATATAGCTTGCTCAGGAGTTGATGCAATTTTACTTAATTGTTCTCGAACTAAATTATATTCGTCTTCAATATATTTTAATTTAATAATCATTTCAGTATCTAAACTATCAATATCAATTTCTTTATTTTTATCTGAATAATCACTATCAAATATAGGTAAGTCCAAACCCCATTCTTTTAATTCAATTTCATCCCATTCATTTGCTAATAAATTCCAGTCCCATTCGCCACCGCTTACATTATCTTTAATCAAAAATTCACGTTGTTTTTCTGCTGATAAGCCACTCAATTTAATTATTGATACTTCTTTATGTTTTAATTCTTTGCATGCTTTAAATCGCATATTACCTCCTAAGATAATCATGTCTTCATTTACTACTATTGGACGTATTTTTAACATCTCAGGAAAGTCAATTATTGATTGAACTAACTTTTTAAACTTGTCATCTTTAATTAAACGTGGGTTGTTTGGGTTTAACTTTATGTCCGATAACTTTACATTTTCTATTTTCATCCTTGTCCTTTATAAGTTTTAGTTTTCCTATCTCGTTTACAAATTGATTTCTTTGCCTTACCGACCTTTCGTTTACCGAATGTTTTTTTAATAGTTATTTCATTCTTTGCCATTTAGTTTAGTATAATATAGAATGTTCCGATAAGACTACTTGTATAACAGTCAAACGTTGGAACTAAAGTTGTGTAAGTAATATAGTTATATTTCATTTTTTTTCTTTTTAACTTCTTCTTTAGTTTGGCTTATGGCCCATCTAAGCATATCTAGTAAACATTCCTTGCAGTTTGATAGTCCGATAGCTTGTTGTGGGAATTCTTCGTTGTAAACTTCAATTACTGGCTGTAAAACATCCATTGAGTTTTGAAGATGCTCGTTGTTAGCTACCCACATTCTGAATAGTTCAACGTTTTCTTTAATGTGATTTAAGTTTTGTGTTTTCATTTTAATTGGTTTTTAAGTTTAACTCTTGCATTCTCGTAAGCTTTCTTTAAGCTGCTACGATTTATTTTAGTTCGTTGCTCCATTCTATATAATGGTTCTATCTGAGCCATTACAAATACTTCAATATCGTGATCCTGGTTAAGTAACCCATCAAATATACAATTTTTTATTCTTTCGATATTAATTTCATCTATTGGTAATAGTTCAATTGGTTCCTCAGCAAAGTCCCTTATTTCGTAATTAGACATTTCGTGAAGGCTTGATGTATTCCCATCAATATGCTGGAGTGTTCGTGTTCGGTTTCTGAATAAGTCTCTTAATCTATATAGTCCGAGAATATAAAGTTTACCATCTTTATTATATTTATCTATACATTCAGGTTTTTCAGCTAATAATTTAAAGTAAAGTTCGTGTAACATATCTTCTGCCAAGTACCGGCCATTGTAATACTTTTTACATATTCTTTTGTAGTAAGAATAATAGTCCGCGAAGTGTTTATCGATTGTTGTTTTGATTGACAAATGTAATATAACTAATTTTATTTTGCAAGTATCAATATTATTTTGTATTTTTGCAATATGAAAGATTTATTATCAGTTAGCGAGTTCGCAACCTTACATTCAGTAAGCCACCAAGCCATTTACTATAAAATTAAAACTAATCAAATAAAATTTATTATGATTGGTAAAACAAAATTTATAGAGAAAACATCAAAATATAAGAAGAGAGCAAAAAATAATTGCTTTGATAATCAAGTAGTTACATATAAAAGTAAAAATAAACATTAAATTATTTTGCAGATATTAAAAATAAACTTTATTTTTGCTCTATATTAATAATTTAAAAAAAAGAAATCATGAAAAATTACACAGCAAGATTAATTAACAACTCAGCCTACGGGATGGAAAGAAGAAATGTTGGCGACATTATTTATGCTTACATTTATGATGATGGCAAGGTTTTACTTTACTCCCCTTCAAGCAGAAAATTACCCGTTTTTGATGTCATATTAGATTCGATTAATGAAGCTAAAAATTATGCAACTTGTATTAGTGTAACTGATTTTGATATTAAAGCAAGTTTTGATCAAATGATAGACAGAAGATACTGGTAAAATAATAACTAACCCCTAAAAAGAAATCATGAAAAAATTTAAAATTGAATTCCTAGATAGCGATAAATGTATTGCTTTCACAAAATTTACTAAATGGGAAACCATTGAAGACTGCCGGCTTTATGCTTATGTAGTTATGATGAACAAAGTTAAAACAATACAAACCTTTAACATCACTGCTGTATGAATATAGATATTAGATCAGAAAACGTTGTTTACATAACAATCGGAGAATACACCTACTATATTGATGATAGTACTGGAGAACAAATAATTGAAGTATACCCAACTTACGACTTTTAAATAATTAACCCCTAAAAAAAACAAATCATGAAAATCGAAATCAAATCAACAAAAGAATTTATTGAGGTTGTAGACATCCAACTTCCAAAGTTTAGAAAGTCTTATGCTTTTTATTACAAAGTATTTAGCGAAGATAAATGTATATGTATAGAACCTGGACTAACCCCCTCAATTAGTTTATGCCCTATTTCTAGAGCTTATTATGCAGACTATATACATGACTGCTCAGAAGCTGAATACATGACTGCTTATCACGATACTTTAAAAATTATCTTAGATGAAAAACATGAACTTTAATCAAGTTTGGTGCATGGCCCGTTACTGTCATGCTGTTAATTGGTGGCAAAAGAATGGCAGCTTTAACAAAGAACTTTATGAACGTTTCTTAGCAGTACGATATGCCGACTGAAATCTTTAGCAGTAAATCAATGATGTATATCGAACTTGACATAGATCAGCTTAACCGACTGCAAATGTTTAATAATCGTTTAAAAAATATAATTGATGATTTACCAAGAAATTCTACTGGCAAACGTGCAAGGTACTTTGAACAAGTAAAAGTAATGGAATTATTTATTGAACAAAACTTAAAAAAATTCATATGAAAAAAGAAATACAGGAATCCTATGATAAGATTTTCAAACTAGAAAGTTTGATATTAGAACAAGCTGCTCAGGGACAAATAACATGCGGACTTGAAATGCAAATGCGAATAGAAACAAGTAATTATTTACGTTTAACCAACTCAATTTTAAGATATGATGTACGACTTAGACCCTGAAGACTATACTAGTGGAAGCTATAATCAATGCTGGTTAACTGAACACTGGTACCCAAACGAGTTATTAGTATTAGATATTAATTACCCTGAACATCGTTATATCTTTAAAGATGAAGCAATCCGATACGTGGAGCTTGTTGCTAAAGAGAATGATTTTACCGATGAGGAGAAACTAAACTACTTACTTGACATTTTAGAACAAAAAATATAAACCAATAAAAACAAATAATCATGAGTAAAATTATCGCAGCATCAATTGATCTAACAAAGTTAGATAAGTCAAGAATTAAACCAGGTAAAAATGGAGCCGAGTATTATGATATCAGTATCATTTTAAACGACCAACCTAATCAGTATGGACAAGATACATCCATTACAACTGGACAAACCAAAGAAGAACGAGCTGCCAAAGTAAAAGCAACTTATATCGGAAATGGCAAAATAGTTTTTAATTCAGAAAATTCACCATTTTAAAACCCCAAAAAGAAATCATGAGCAACCCCGAAAACAATTTAGTAAAAATTCAAAACGAATTAAAAGTACCAAAGACAAATGTAAACGCATTTGGCAAATACAAGTATAGAAGTGCCGAAGATATCTTAGAAGCACTTAAACCTATTCTTTTACGTTATAACGCTACTTTAACCCTTAGTGATGAAATTGTAGCAATAGGAACTAAAGTGTTCTTAAAAGCAACTGCAAAGATAAATGACACTATTTGTTATGGTTATGCAGAAACAAGCGAACATAAAGGAATGAGTGCAGAACAAGCTACTGGAACTGCTTCTAGTTATGCTCGTAAATATGCACTTAATGGATTATTTTTAATCGATGAAACCGAAAGTGATGCGGATAGTCAAAAACAACCTGAGCAAAAGAATGAAAGTAAACCAATGCTAACACCCGAAACTTTAAAGAAAATGATTACAGCTATTCAAGAAGGTAAGTCCGATAAAGTAAAGGAAGCAATGGAGAACTATACAATTAGCGGTCCTCAGTCTAATGTTCTTAAACTTGCATTGATAAATGTTTAACGATTTAAAATTCAGAGCATCGGCTATTGGTCAAATCATGACTAATGGCCGGGCCAAAAACGAAATGGGTGAGACCTGTAAATCGTATTTAAAGAATTTGTTTATCGAAAAAACTTATGGCATCCGAAAGGAATTTACTAATAAGTACGTTGAGAAAGGACTTGAAGTTGAGGACATCGCAATTAGTACTTATTCAGTTTTTAAAGGTGGTTTTTATACAAAGAACGAACAATGGTACACCAATGAGTTTTTAAGTGGAACGCCTGACATTGTATCGGATAATGTAATTGACATAAAGAGTAGCTGGGACATTTATACATTCCCACATTTTGAAACCGAAATACCTACTAAAGGATACTTTTACCAACTACAAGCTTATATGGAATTAACAGGATTAGAAGATGCTTGTTTAGCTTACGTTTTAATTGACACACCTACTCAGTTAGTAGAAGATGAAAAAAGAAGATTAAGTTGGAAGATGGGAATGATTGATAGTGAAAACCCTGAATACTTATTAGCAGTTGAGGAAATTGAACGTAATCACAGTTACAATAATATTCCGATAGCAAAACGTATAAAGGAATTTCATATTAAAAAAGATAACCAAGTAATTGAATCAATGTATGCGAGAATAAAAGAATGTAGAACTTATCTTAATAATTTAATATGATATATAGAGATCATTTTCAAAATTATAAATCTTATGCAATTCCAAAAGCTCAATTAATCATTGCTGATATTCCTTATAATTTAGGTAATAATGCTTATGCTTCAAATCCTGCCTGGTATAAAGATGGAGATAATTCAAATGGCGAAAGTAATTTAGCTGGTAAAAGTTTTTTTGATACCGATGAAGATTTTAGGCCCGCAGAATTTATGCACTTTTGTTCTACATTATTAAAAGCTGAAACTAAAACAAAAAAAGTTGAAGGTGAAGCAAGGCAAAAAGGCGATGCCCCTTGTATGATTATTTTTTGTGCTTTTGACCAGCAAATGTATTTAATTGAACTTGCTAAAAGATATGGTTTAAATCATTATATCAATTTGATTTTTAGAAAAAACTTCTCAGCTCAGGTATTAAAAGCAAATATGAAAGTAGTCGGTAATTGTGAATATGGATTAATTTTATATCGTGATAAATTACCGAAATTTAGAAATAATGGTAAAATGATTTTTAATTGTATTGATTGGCCAAGAGATAATATAAGCGAAAAAATACACCCAACTCAGAAGCCAGTTGAATTACTTAAAAGATTAATTGAAATATTTACCGATGAAGGAGATGTTGTTATTGATCCATGTGCTGGAAGTGGTTCTACTTTAATAGCTGCTGAAAGGTTAAATAGAAAAGGTTTTGGGTTTGAAATAAAAAAAGAATTTCATACTAAAGCTAATCAATGGTTAATGGAAGAAAAACAAATCAAAAAAGATGTTAAAGAGTTTGGGTTTGAAAAAACTAAAATGGAAAAAATAAATTTAACTTTATGGACTAATAATGATTAATTTATGAAAATTAAACTTAAACAATGTAAGCAATGTGGCGAATTTTATAAGCCATTCAATACCTTGCAAGTTGTTTGTTCGGCTATCTGCTCAATGGAATTTAACTCAGAAAAGGAAGTGAATAAGCGAGTTAAGCAAATGAAAGTAGATAGCCAAAGTTTAATCCAGTTGCGAAATTTAGCACGTGTAAGTTTTCAAATATATATTCGACAACGTGATAAAGATTTACCATGTATTAGTTGTAATAAGTCAGATGCTAAATGGGATGCTGGACACTATTTGAAAGCTGAAATTTACACTAAACTAATATTTAACGAAGATAATGTACACAAACAATGCAGTTACTGTAATCTACAATTAGCTGGTAATCTTATCGAATATCGTAAAGGATTAGTAAAGAGAATAGGAATAAATAGAGTACAGGAACTTGAAGATATGGCTGATTCGTCAAGAAGTTATAAATTTACAAAGGATGAATTAATTACTTTAGCAAAAAATTATAAACTAAAAATAAAAAAATAATGAGAAATGAATTTGTAAGTAATTTAATTAAATCTTATTTGACTAAGTTCCCGAAGCTACCATCTTTGACTTTGGCTAAAAAAATCTATGCAGAAAACAATAAAACTTTTAAAGATGTTGATGCTGTTAGAAGTTGCCTAAGATATTATCGTGGTAAAAAAGGCGAAAAACAAAAATCACAATTAGGTACTAAAGACTTTTTAGATCAAGAAATTGAGTTTGTAATGCCTGAATCCTATGCTGAAACTTTTGAACCATACGAAATAAGTCAGTCAAGAACCTTAATCATATCGGACTTACATATACCTTACCAGGATAACGATTCAATACAAAAAGCTATTAATTATGGTAAAGAAAAAAAAGTAAATTGTATTTTAATTAATGGAGACCTTTTAGATATGTGTTCAATTAGTAGGTTTGGGCGTGATTGGAGACAAAGACAAATACATGAGGAATTTGAAGCTACACGTGTATTTTTAAATTCGTTACGTGAACACTTTCCGAAAGCTAAAATAGTTTTTAAATACGGGAACCATGATGAAAGGTATGAGAAATTTTTATTTTTAAAAGCACCTGAGATATTTGATTGTACTGATTTTCAACTTGAAGTTTTATTGAAACTTGGCGAATTAAAGATTGAAGTAGTAAAAGAAAAAAGGCCTATTCGTATTGGTAAATTAACTGTACTTCATGGACATGAATTGTTTGGTGGAAGTGGTGGAGTTAATCCAGCTCGAGGAACTTTTTTAAAAACTTTAGAGAATGTGGTTGTTGGCCACTATCACAAAACAAGTTCTAATACTGAAGCTTCAATGTATGGGGATGTTTTTAGTGTTCATTCAGTTGGTTGTTTGTGTGGTAAAACTCCTTACTATATGCCAATAAATAAATGGAATACAGGATTTGCCTATTGCGAATTAGATATTAAAACAGGCAATTATACTTTTTACAATTTAAAAATTATTAACGGTAAAATATACTAAAACCTAATTTTAACACAACATTAAAACCTAATTTAAACACAATGGATATTACAAAATGCAAAGGTGAAGGTTGTCCGATAAAAGAAAGTTGCAAAAGATATACAGCCAAGGAATCTTTAATGCAATCGTATTTTGTAGAGCCACCTTTTAAGGATAATAAATGTGATATGTACTGGGGTGAAAATGCTGAATCTATATTTAATCAATTAAAAAAAATAACAAATAAAAAAAACTAATTATGACAGGATTAAGACACGCACTCAAAGAATACTTTATGGTTCATCAGATAGCTGGTAGCAACCCGATATTAGCATTCGATAACTTAAAACA